AGGAAGAAGAAGACGATCTACCGCCAGAAGAAGATGACGGTTTAGATGAGTTATCGAGAGCCTTTGTAGACAAGCTTATCGAAAAGACTATGACCTTTATGGAGGCATTAGTCGGACATGACCTGCACCCATATCAAAAACCTTTGGCTCGAAGAATTATTGAGTCCGTACTTATTAATGATGGCGAAGAAGTAACAGCGCTTGCAGCTCGTCAATCAGGTAAATCAGAAACAATTGCAAATACTGTAGTGACATTAATGGTTTTACTACCTCGACTAGCGCGTATGTACCCAGATCTTCTTGGTAAGTTTAAAGATGGAATTTGGATAGGAATGTTTGCTCCAGTTGAAGGTCAGGTTGAAACTCTATTTGGTAGATCAGTAAATCGTCTTACTAGTGAGCGTGCAATAGAGATTCTTGGTGATCCAGAAATTGATGACAGCCTTGGTAAAGTTCCAGGTGTAACACGACAAATACGCTTAAAGAACTCTGGGTCAAGTCTAACCATGATGACTGCAAACCCTAGGGCAAAGATTGAGTCTAAGTCTTTCCACCTTGTAGTTATTGATGAGTGCCAAGAGGCTGATGACTTTGTGGTTTCAAAATCTATTTCCCCTATGTTGGCATACTACTCAGGAACAATGGTTAAGACCGGCACCCCTACTACAAGCAAAAATAACTTTTATAAAAGCATACAATTGAACAAGAGACGTCAGACTAGTCGCGGAGCAAAACAAAACCATTTTGAGTGGGACTGGAAAGAAGTCTCTAAAGTAAACCTTAATTACGGCAAATTCATTAAACGTGAAATGCTTAGGATTGGCGAAGACTCAGATGAATTTCAAATGTCTTACAACTGTAAGTGGTTGTTGGAGAGAGGTATGTTCGTCACATCCCAAGTCATGGATGAATTGGGAGACACTTCGCAAGAAGTTGTTAAAGCTTGGCACAGAACGCCTGTGGTGGTGGGAGTTGACCCGGCACGGAAGATGGACTCAACGGTCGTCACGGTGGTATGGGTCGACTGGGACAGGCCGGACGAATTCGGATACTTCGACCACAGAGTCTTAAACTGGTTAGAAATCCAAGGAGACGATTGGGAAGACCAGTATTTTCAAATAGTTAACTTTTTATCTAACTACGATGTACTAGCAGTTGGAGTTGACGCAAATGGTGTCGGAGATGCTGTTGCTCAACGTTTAAAACTACTATTACCAAGAGCAGAAGTTCATTCAGTTGGCAGTAGCCAGCAAGAACAATCTAAACGTTGGAAACACTTAAAGGCGTTAATTGATAGGCGAATGGTTGGTTGGCCAGCCCACGCTAAGACAAGACGCCTTAGATCTTGGAAGCGTTTTTACCAACAAATGACGGACTTAGAGACAAAGTTTCAAGGTCCTAACTTTTTGGCACATGCCCCAGAAGAAGCCCATGCCCATGATGATTATGCAGATAGCCTAGCCATTGCCTGTGCCTTAACTATGGATTTAACCATGCCCCAAGTAGAAATGTCCTCATCCCCATTTTATGGCAGATAGTCCCGACTTTACTATGAGATTTCTCTGGTACTGATGGATACTTTTACCTGAGGCCCTCAACCTTCAATAAGGAGTCATATATGACAATCGCACCATCACCTAAGTTCCCAGAACGTCCTGGCAACGTCTACGACCGTAAAATGGCGGGCGCACTACCAGGTCAACGCGGACCACTTCGTTTCGAAGAAGGTGTCGCAACTGACACAGATGTTCCAGCACAATTTGCTACGGGAGCAGAGCAGGGATATAAGCCTGCAGCAGGTCGCCCTAACCGCAATGCCCCAGTTCACACAAAGACCGCAGAAGAGACAATGCGTGAGCGTGCTCACGTAGGTTCAGCTGCATGGGTTTCAGCACCAGATCATCTTGGAGAATTCTCTACAGGTGCTTTTGCTGACCATGGCAAGAACGACTTCGAGCGTGTTTTCCGTGATGGCGGACATCAGGAAAAACAAAATCCTGCGGTAGTAAACGACTAACAATTTAAGGAGTCCTGCCTCGTATTAAATAGGTTATTTGCTTAGCATTAACCCGGGGCAGGACAACTTATTAAGGGATAGCTATGGCGCTAATTTCAGGTAAATCAGTTCAACAGGGTCCTAAGCAGATTCCTGCTAATCCTCGTCTTTATAATTTGATTGTTACTCAGGCTAAAAGTAAGTTTCCAAAATATCCCTCTCCAGCATCTGCTCACTGGGTACATTCTCAGTACTCAATGAAGGGCGGAAAGTACGTCAACTCAAAGAAGGACATAGATCCTAGGATGAGAGACTACGTGGAGGAAAAGAAAGATAAAGAAAAAAAGAAGGTTATGAAGAAAGTGACCAAGCCAGTTGGTCGCGGTCTTATCAAAGGCGAAGGCGTCAAAAAGTAGTTTTTGCTACGATTGCGCCCTATCAGTTTAGGAGTGCTAAGTGAGTTCGATTGACTTTTCACCACCCAGTTATAGGGCGGCGTCTAGCGATCTTACTATCTCCATTTCTCCGCTAGGTTTAGTAGAACTAGCAGATGAAGAATTTGAAGTACATGGTCCGCGACTAAATCGCTATTCGATGAACTGGGCAATGTACCTAGGTCATCACTATTCTTATCGCCGACAGACCGGCGAATCTCAGATAGCGTTAAACTACTATCGTGCGTTTTCAGATTTTATTATCAACTTTACTTTCGGTAAAGGAGTCCAATTCCGCTCCCCGAAGGAAACTGAGGCAATTGTCCCAGACCTTCTTGAGAGGGTATGGGAGGTTGACAACAATAAAGCAACAGTCCTTTGGGAAATTGGTCAGCAAGGTACGGTCTCTGGTGACTGCTTCATCAAGGTCGCCTATGAAGAAGAATATAAAGATCCTGCTGGTAGGGTCCATCCCGGCCGCGTTCGTATCCTTCCCCTTAACTCATCTTTCTGCTTCCCAGAGTTTCATCCTCATGACCGTGAACGCCTTATTCGTTTTAAGCTTAAGTACCGCTTCTGGGGAACGTCTTTGGAAGGAACTCGTCAAGTATTTACATATACAGAAATTCTTACGGACGATGTTATTGAAGAGTACATTAACGATGAACTTATTGATTCTCGTCCTAACCCGCTTGGCACTATTCCTGTTGTACATATTCCGAACGTTCGCATCAGTGGCTCTCCTTGGGGTCTATCTGATTGCAACGACATTATTAGCATTAACAGGACTTATAACGAAACTGCTACTGATGTGGCTGACATTATCAATTATCACGCTGCGCCGGTTACAGTTATCATTGGAGCAAAAGCTTCGCAGCTCGAAAAAGGTGCAAATAAAGTCTGGGGCGGACTACCTAAAGATGCCCGTGTTGAAAATTTGGAAGGTGGGGCGCAAGGACTAAAGGGTGCCATGGAATACATGGCAATGCTCAAGAAGTCAATGCACGAAATGATTGGTGTGCCAGAAACGGCACTTGGTCAAGCTCAACCTATTTCAAACACCTCTGGTGTTGCTCTTTCTATTCAATTCCAGCCTTTGATGAACCGCTATCATCAAAAGATTATTCAATACGCAAATGGTCTTGAGCGAGTAAATGAACTTATTCTTCTAAACCTAGCAATTAAAGAGCCTGAAACCTTTACCTGGAACCCTACAACTAGCACCCCACTAAAGCCGGGTCAGTTGCCTCAATTAGATCCAAATGACGATATTACCTACAGATCTATTGTTCATTTCCCTCAGCCTTTGCCACTAGATAAGTTGATTGCTCTTAACGAAATTCAAACCAAGATGTCATTAGGACTTGAGTCTAAAGAAGGCGCTTTACGTGCTCTTGGAGAAGAGTTCCCAGCAGAGAAGATTCAAGAAATCAGACAAGAACTTATTGATGATGCTAAGGCAGATGGCGCCCTACAGATGGTTAAGAACTCCATCGCACAAGAAATTATGAGTCTTACAGGAATGATGCCAGGTCCAGACGGCCAGGCAGGTCAACCAATCATGAGTCCAGAGAATGGCGTCCCAATGGGAGGTCAGCCAAATACGGCTACCCCTTACTTAGATGAAGCCTCTCAGATGACCATGAACGCAGAGGCGAACCTAAGAAACCGCCTAGTAACCGAAGCTTATGGCACACAACTCCCACAGAGGCGTGTACCAGAAGAGTACGAAAAATAACCAGTTTAGGCTGATTATTTTCGCACTTAATAGAAAAATTAATACTGCAAAACGTTAGGTCATACGTGCTCTCATATCGGATAACGACCCCTAGGATGTAAAGGAATCAAGCATGTCAGAAGTCGCAGAAAATGCTGCAGAGGCTTTCGCAGCCGAAGCAGGAACTGTTCCAGTTGTAAATGTGTCGGGCGTTGACGCGCCTACTGTTACAACATCTTCAGTTAACTCAAAGTTTTATACTGAAGAAGATCTAGCAAAAGTTCGTTCACAGGAAAAAGATAAACTTTATCCACAGATCGAACAATTAAAAGATGAAGTTGCTTCTCTTCGTCGTGAAAAAGAAGAGCAGGCTACTCGTTTAGCACAAGAGCAGGCGGAACTACAAGCCGCTGCTGAAGCTAAGGCTAAAGAAGAACGTGAGTCAGAACTTGAGGTTCGTGAACTTCTTAAAGTTAAAGAAAACGAGTGGCAAGAGCAGTTGGAGCGTGAGCGTCAGGAACGCGAACGAGCCTTCGCTCTACTGGAGCAGGAGAGGTTATTTACTGACCTCCAGAACTACCGTGCACAACGTGTAGATCAAGAGCGTGAAAATATCATGCCAGAACTTATGGATCTAATCGCAGGTAATACCCGCGAAGAGATTGATGCAAGTATCGAAGGCTTGAAAGAACGCTCATCAAGAATTCTCGAATCAGCGCAGGCAGCAATGCAGGCCACACGTCGAGATATGACGGGGACAAGGGCAACCTTGCCTCCAGCCGGACCATTGGAAAACAATACGTCGCAACGTAACTTTACGGCTCAAGAAATTGCAGCCATGTCAGTTCAAGAATACGCACAGTACAGAGACAAACTCATGAGTCCTCAAGCTCGTGGGGTACAAACGGGTCTGTTCGGATAAAGAACCCAATCCCAAATCCAAACTAAGGAGCTATAGCTAAATGGCATCTGGAATCACGGGTACCGGCAATCTCGCTGCGGCACCCACAGCTTACTCAGGTACCAACACCCAGCTAACTCAGGCGATTCAACAGATCTGGTCAAAGGAAATCCTTTTCCAGGCTCTGCCAATCCTTCGCTTCGAGCAATTTGCAGTCAAGAAGACTGAACTTGGTGTTGCACCTGGTCTACAAATTAACTTCATGCGTTACAACAACCTCGGCTTTGCATCAGCACTTGTCGAAGGTGTGCGTATGCAAACCAACGCGTTGACCGCACAGCAATTCTCAATCACAGTAACTGAGCATGGTTATGCTCTTGCTGTTTCTGAGTTGCTACTCAACGCTTCATTTGATGACGTAATGGCATCTGCCTCACGTCTGCTTGGTCGTAACATGGCGATCTATCTAGATCAACTATCACGCGACACACTCTACGCTGCAACCTCAACCATCTATGGTGAAGACCGCAGCGCTCTAACAGCTGTTAACAACTGGTATGCAGACGGTACAACCGCTGCTAACCGTGCAGCTATGACAGGTACCTACTACTTCACTCCACGTACCGTGAAGGATGCAGTAGAGACCCTTGCAACCAAGAACATTCCACGGTTGGGTGAAACCTACGTGGCATTCGTTCACCCACACCAGAGCCGTAAGCTCCGTGACATGCCAGAATTTATTGAAGTCACGAAGTACGCAGCTCCAGGAAACTTCATGCTCGGCGAAATCGGCCGTTTGTATGACACAGTTTTCATTGAGACCACTCAGGTTCTCAAGGTGCCAAACGGTGCAGGTTCAGGTTACTCAGCTGATTCAGCAGTAACTCCAACCATCACACCTGGTGGCGGATACGTAACCCCAACTACAAAGCAGGGTAACGGTAACAAGGATCGTTATGCAGCTATCTTCATTGGAGATAACGCATTCGGTCACGCAATCTCTCTTCCAGTCGAACTCCGCGATGGCGGTATTCTAGACTTCGGTCGTGAGCATGCACTTGCTTGGTACTCAATCTTCGGTCTAGGTCTAATCACTGACCAGGCTGTTGTGATTGCAGAAACCAACTAATTAAGCAGTAAAGTTGGGGGCGGGTCCGCTCGCCCCCAACACAAACTTTCACAGTCAATATATCGGAGGATACAAAGTGGCCAGAAACCCTAACGACGTAACAGGTCGTAAGCGTGATGCTCTCGTTGCAGAGCACATTGATGAGATTCAAAAGCGTTCAGAAGAAATGTCCCTTGCTACGGCTGAGGCTCAGATTAAACTAGAGACCGAAGTCCTTGATGCTACAAAGCCTAACCAACCAGCAATTGTTGTTGATGAGGTTAAGATTGTTGGCAATCAAGAAGGAGAGACCGTAGAGATTCGCGTTATTACAGACATCGAATCTATGACACTTGGTGCAGGAAACTACTACTCGTTTAAGGCGGGTCAGAAGTACAAAGTAACCAAAGCTGTTGCGGAACACCTACATGAAAAAGGTTATCTAGCAGGAGTCATCTGAGATTAGTCTCTACGTAGCGACGGGTCTTCGGGCCCGTCGTTTCGTTTATAAGGACTGAAATAACAAGCGCATGGGATTATATGTTTAACGTGCGTCTAGGTATAAGGAGCAGGTGTGGCGTCTATTTCTGACCTTGTTTCTAGGGTTCGTACAGAACTCGGAGATCTACCCAAGCAGTTTACTTGGGAGGACCGCGGAGACGGGTCTAACAAGATTTTCTACGTGGATGTAAAGCCCGTAGACCCTAACACCCTTTTAGTAAAGGTTAACGGGGCAACAATCCCCACCCCTTCTGGCTATCGTCTTGAAAAAGACCATGGGCGTGTCATATTCACTACCGCCCCAGCCAACAACGCTTTAATCACTGTAGAGGGAACTCACTACAGATATTTCACAGATTCTGACTTAGAGAACTTTGTAAATATAGCTGTTACTCAACACATTCATAACAGAAGCGATGCATATGGAAGTTCTATTAGCGTTTCTAAAATACCTGCGGTTGAGGAATACCCACTAGTCATTCTTTCAGCAGTAGAGGCACTTTGGGTACTTGCTACTGACGCATCATTTGATATTAATATCTTTGCCCCAGATGGCGTAACCATTCCGCGTTCTGAACGTTTCCATCAGCTATCAAATATTATTCAACAGCGCTTAGATCAATACAAGCAACTTTGCGCCGCTCTTAATATTGGTCTATGGCGTATTGAAGTTGGAACTCTACGTCGTACCAGCAGAATCACTAACAAGCTTGTTCCTGTATATGTTCCACAAGAAGTGGATGATGCTCGTAGACCGGACCGCGTATACCTACCTGTAGATGTTATGGGCAAGAACCCTCTCCCATCAAACGTAGGAACCTACGATATGGTTCTATACCAAGGCGACTCTTGGTACGGAATCTTTGACTTTCCTAATGATGTTAATTTTAACGACCTTACATTTAAAGCACAGATTCGTACGTATCCAAACTCACCTTCGTTGTGGGCAACCTTTACTGTTACCGTAGAAGATATGTCTTCAAAGAAATTACGTTTATCTTTAACAAAAGACCAAACACAACGCTTACCGGTAAGAGCGTTTTGGGACCTTCAAGCTACATCTATTAGCGATCCAGATTTTGAGCAAACATACATTCGCGGCCAAGTATTCACTGAGCGTGAGGTTACGGATTAATGGCTGATGAAATTATTATCACGCCACGGACACCTGTTGAAGTAGTTGTATCAACTGGTGGAGTAGGTCCTGCTGGTTCTCAAGGTCCCGCTGGTCCACAAGGACCTACTGGTCCTACAGGCGCAGTAGGAGCAACAGGTGCAACAGGTGCGTTAGGACCAACAGGCGCAACAGGACCAACTGGAGCAACAGGATCAACTGGTCCTAGAGGTTTTGTTGGGCAAACGGGACCAACAGGTCCTCAGGGTCCTGCATCTAATGTAACTGGACCAACAGGTTCGACAGGTCCTACAGGTCCTATGGGAATCACCGGTCCTACTGGTGCGACTGGTCCTATTGGAGCAACAGGACCTATGGGATCAACGGGTCCTACTGGCGCAACTGGTCCGCAAGGTGTTGTTGGTCCGCAAGGTGTTGTTGGTCCTACTGGACCTACAGGTGCAACTGGACCTACTGGCGCACCAAGTTTTGTTACAGGACCAACTGGTCCCACAGGAGCTATGGGTGCAACTGGAGCAACAGGTGCAACTGGTCCTCAAGGAGAACCTGGATTAAATGGTTTATCGGGTATTGATGGCGCAACTGGTCCTACAGGACCAACTGGACCACAAGGTTTAACTGGAGATACCGGTCCTACTGGTCCACAAGGTGACGTTGGTCCTACAGGTCCACAAGGAACCGGCGTAACAATACTTGGTTCTTATTCAGACGAAGCAGCGCTTATTGCTGCTCATCCCATCGGAAATATTGGTGATGGTTATTTAGTTGCAGGAAGTTTATACGTTTGGTCTGATTCAACATCTACTTGGACAAACGTTGGAACAATTCAAGGACCAACTGGACCTCAAGGTCCAACAGGTCCAACTGGTGCAACAGGTTTAACCGGTGATACTGGTCCTATTGGTCCTACTGGTGCTACTGGTCCTGAGTCAACTGTTACTGGGCCAACTGGTCCTACCGGACCAACCGGTGCATCTGGAGAAAGTATTACTGGTCCAACTGGACCTCAAGGCGACACTGGACCAACAGGACCTACCGGAGCAACGGGTCCTCAAGGACAATCATTTAATCTTCTTGGAACAAAAGCACTTCTTGCAGATCTACCTTTAACAGGAAACTCAGGAGATGCGTGGATTGTTGAAGAAGATGGTGGGCATGTATGGGTATGGGATGCTTTAACTTCTACATGGGATGATGCTGGACAAATTGTTGGTCCAACAGGTCCAACAGGTTCTACTGGTCCAACAGGTTCTACTGGACCTTTAGGTGGTTTTGCACAAACAAGTACACTTCCGTCAACTGCAAATCCTGGTGATGCATGGTTTGACCCAAATACTGGTGCAATATTCATTTATTATGATAACTACTGGGTAGAAACCGGTGCGGCACCACTAGGACCAACAGGTCCTCAAGGTATCCAAGGTATTACTGGACCAACTGGTCCGATAGGTGAACAAGGACCTCCAGGTCCATCTAGTACCGCAATTTCATGGTGGTTAGGAGTCTAGCGTGGCAGGTATTCAAAATTTAGCAATACACAAGTCCACATCAGCTACTTCTTTTGGATCTGGAACAAATATTTGGACGTCTGATGCAAATTATCTTTGTTCAGTTATCGCTACAAATACAAATGCGTTAGATGCTGAAATTTATGTAACAATTAAAACTTCTACTGGTAGTGAAACTGGTGGAGCATTGATAGCCCATAAATTACCGCTTCCAGCGTACAATAGCTATGAAACGTTTCGCTTTGGCATAAATAACACCGATGCTATTTATATAGCGGGACCAGCTGGAATCACATATTTTGTTCAAGGAATTGAACAGGCAGGATAGGAGCCATAATGCCAGGTTACGCTTATCCCGTAGGAGCAGAAACTGTTGCTGCTGGAGATTCCTTAAGTATCAATCATTTAGTATCAGATACAAACATATCTACGGCTTCTTCTATTTTTACAGCAACTTCAAAAACTAGAGTTATGTCAGTAACTGCAGTAAATGTAGATTTAGGTATTATTCCAGTACGACTTTATGTTAAGCGCGGTTCAAACGCACCTTTAGTAGTGGCTAGAACTAGGGTGCTTAAAGTTAAAGCCTTAGTGCTTCCTTTGGTTTCTGGAGACTCTAGAGTTGGAGATTCAGGACCTTCTGACCAGGACTTTAACAAGATTGCTACAGAATTTACTTTACAAACAGGCGATAAATTATACGCCGTATCTCGTCTGGCTAATGCTGTTCAACTTACTATTGAACTTAAGGAGAACATAGACTAATGGCATCTGCTGTAGCGCAAACATACGTTGTTACTAACGCAGGTAACAATTACGTAATTTCAGGTCTTATGGGTAGTAATCTAACCCTACAAAGAGGATCTCGGTATGTTTTTCAAATTAATGCTACTGGGCATCCTATGTACATTCAAACAACCGGCGGAAGCTACAACGTAGCTACGGTCTATTCTTCAGGAGTTTCTGGGAATGGAACTCAAGTAGGAACTTTGACCTTTGATGTCCCAGAAAGCGCTCCAGACACCCTTTACTATCAATGCCAATACCACCCAAATATGTTTGGTGTTATTTACATTATTGATACCCCGTCACAGCAGTCTTTTGTTGACATAGACCCAGCCTCGCCTACAGTAGAAGACTTGGTTGATAAGATTTTTTACGGTTTAAAGCAGAATCGCCTGACAGGTAAGGCATCTATTGACACAATTATCGGTGATGATCCAATCCGGTTGCCCGATAAGTATTCGACCAGAACTGACGATTACGTAAACTGGATGTGGAGTTATAATAGGTTCGTCTATAGCTACGACGCAACAACCGGCAGATTGTTGATGGAGGTATTGTAATGGCCCAGATTCTTGATTTGGGAAAGATTCGCTTTAACTGGTCTGGTGTTTATAACTCCTCGACAGAGTATGAGTACAACGATCTAGTCAAGTATGGCCCTAACCTATACGCCTATACTGCAAACTCTTCAGCAACAGGTGTTGTACCAACTACTACTGCAAATTGGGTTTTAGTAACTGAAGGAGTTTCTTACGAAGGAACTTACACAGGTAACACCCTTTACTATAAAAATGACATTGTTACCGATGGTACTAGCACTTTTATTGTAATTAACCAGCACACTTCTCTTGCAACACC